CCGCGTTTTTATCTGCCGTTGGACAGCTTGTCTCGATCATACGACCGGACTCCTTGTCGTAGTAGAGATAACAAGCGGGCCCTGTTAAACCCACAAACCTATTCTTCAGTACACGTACACACGTTGTGTTGCGTGTGTGTGGATCGGTATGCTGCTGATCCCTCTCTAAACCGATCACAATGTCAGACAGCTGGGCAATAGAGGCACTACCGCGTAGCTCACCCAAGCTAATCTTACCGCCGTCCTCGTGGGCTTTGCCCCCAGAGGGTTTGCGAAGGTGTGACACTAGGAAGAGTCCTACACCTGTTTCCTGCACCAGCTTACGCAAATTAGTCATAATGCTGTCGATGGCCTTGCGCTCATCTCCGTTGTCTTGGTCACTGACAACAATACTTAGGTGGTCTAGTATAATCCATTTACAATCTAAACCTTTTGCCATGTAGCGTATGCGTCCTAGCAGATTATCTTCGCTGGTTGAGCCCCAGTGGTCAAACATAAATATTCGCCCTGAACCCATTGTTCTTTCCCAGTAGCCGCGCTTCTCCTCCTGTGATACTGTCTTGTCCAAGTGTAGCTGCTTGTTGGCCTCAATGGACATGATACCCAGTGCAGTCTTTGGTATGTCCTCCTCTAGTGCAAGGATACCGATGTTGTCGGTGGTTGCGCCTATCAGGTAATGCTCTAGTTCCCTGACGATTTGGGACTTACCCATTCCCGAACCGGAGGTGATTGTGACCAGCTCTTTTTCCCTGAACCCGTACGTGTACTCATTGAGGCACGACCACGGGTACGGGATAGATCGTACATTTTGCTGTTCAATAATATAATCCCATGTATCGCTACCAGCAACAATCCCGTCAGGGCGATAAGACTTAGCATTCCACCACTCCTTTACAAAATCAGCTACCTTGCGAGACACGAGCATGTCACCTGCGTCCTTCATGGGGAGCGTGACATTCTTAGCCTTGTTGGGTGTAAACAGGTCAAGGACTGCCCGTGCAGCTTCCTGTCCTGCCTTGTCGTTATCAAAACAAATAACTACGTTTTCAAATGATTCGAGCCACTCAAGGTTGGCTTTGATGTCCTTGGCTGCTCCTGCTGCCCCTGATCGGATGGACACTGCTGGCCACTTCCCGTCGAACATCTCGTTGACAGCCATTGCGTCTGCCTCGCCCTCTGTGATCGTAATGTACTTACCGCCACCTTTGAAAGCCTGTTGGCCGAAGAGCCCCACATTGTCAAACACCCCCGTTGCGTAAAAAGCCTTGTTCTCTGTAATCCGCACCTTAGTGCCCGTTGCTATGCCTGTGTCCTTGTCGTAATACGGGTAGTGGTGTTTTGATATTACCCCGTCCTTACCGTATTCAACCGTGACACCGTACCTCTGGCACGTTGCTTGATTGATACGCCTGTCGGGTATCGCCGCTATAACACCTGTCATCTCTAATAACCTCGTTTGCTTCTTCTGTTGTTGGGTAACTGTGCCGTCTCCCCTTTCGTAGTGTGAACAGCCGCCTGAAAAACAGACGGCGTGTCCATCGGAGTATCTAGCCAAGTTATCCGTGGAGCCACACGAAGGGCATGGCTCATGTCGGATAAAGGTAGACTCCACTGTCATTAAAAGTCACCTACGCCTTGTTCTGCCAGTTCCAACACCTTGATCTTGTTAAGGTAGGTTGGCACACCGTGTACTGGGTGTGGAGCACCTTCCGCCCACAATAGCCGCACCTTAGAGCCCCTAGTCACTTTACCTGAGAACGGAGCACCGTCGGCATCTAGGACTGGCACATCGTACTTAGTGCTAAACTTACGCTGTTTGACACCTTCGTATTCTCGAAGCTTGACACCTGCACCAGCTAATTCATCCGCTGTGGTATCGTCTAGGCTGAGGACAACAGAGTACTTACCTGTTGACTGACCCATGTATATTTCGTGAGTGTCTAAATTCTCAAATGCAATTGTACCTTCTACTACTGACATAATTACTACCTCTTTTGGTTGAATATGGGATACTTAAGTATCCCTTAGTTTAAAACTTTAATTATAAATCCTTTAAAATAATCCCTTAACTACCTAAGTATTATAACCTATATCGACAGCACTGTCAAACTCTTTTTCAATATATTCTTCAGGGCCGCTTTCGTAATAGTCATAACTTTCCTTTAAAGCATCGTTTGAGTGGGATGCACAGACATTGCACATGTCTAAATAAAGCCCGCTATGGTGGTCAACCCTTCTCATCTCATGCTCATTTAAAATAACATCACAAGCCTTACACCTGCTCATTGTTAAATACCTCGTTATATCTCTCAGTCATCTGTGCATAGGAATTACTATAGTACTCACTACGCAGCTGTTGAGTGACCCTTGCTGTCAACTCAGAGAGTGTCATACAGTATATCTGATACTCGATCAGCTCGTCAACCATAACGTGTGTCTGTTTCTCAATCCAATCGCTAGGCTCGTAGTCATAACCTAGCAAGTCCTCTTTAATTTTACTCATTGTAACCCCCGCTCAAGTATTTATAAACATATAACGCTATTGTCGAACACCCCCACAGTATAACAGCTGTCTTTAAAAAAACCAAGTCCTCGAGGATCATTTTTCTGGCCCTCCCCAGTCAACACCTGCCACCATAGAGACAAAAACAGCCAGTGAAACTACAGCATAACCCCCAATAAATACCAGCAATGTGCAGAGCATGGCGGTTACTCCTCTTGTTCGGTGTATACGTTCCCGTACGTGATTACTAATAAAGGCAACAGAATGACAGTCCCCATAAAAGGCATAGCGTCCGTCTCTCCTGTATCCGTATTGTGAACCCACACAGGACGACTGTCACAAAACTCAATGTCTAGCCCTGTGCCGTTCCTATACTCAATGCTCAAGTGCTTACCAAACAAACTAGTTTGCATTGTACACCCCCTCAGCTGCTTGATCAATTCGTTCTTTTATAAACGTACCGTTCACTGTACGCCCTTTCCTGTCTTTTATCTCATCGTACGCATGGGCCATACACTGAGCCAGTGTGAGCCCGTTGCGCTGTGCTATGTTGATCAGCACGACTATAATGTCCCCGATGTCGTCTATTGGTGTCAGATCGCCATCTAGTGACATCCTGAGCTCCTCTACCTCCTCAAGTAGTTTATTAAACTGTACAATATCGGACGATCCGTATATCAAATTGCGGTCGTGATGCCATGCCGTTATGCTTTTTTCTAATTCCTGTATTGTCTGCATTTTGTTTCCTTTTTATTCCCATCGTTGATTTTTAGTGAGTACCAAGGCGTCCCCATATATCCTGAGAGGGTGTGCAATGATGCTCGCGTATCTATTGATCCCCAACCCCTGACTGATTGCGTCCTCGTTGACAAGCAACAGGTCACCGTCCGGCAACCTGACAACCTCCACATAACCGCCCACAATGTCCTGTGCGTCCTCCAGTGTTGGGGGTGTGTCCTTGTGCCAATATGTGACCTCAAGGCCTCTGTCCTCAAACGGTGGGCCATCCTGAGCGGCCTTGTCCACCTTGTCTAATACCATGTTCAAATAGTCCAAACTATTCATCGTCTAAAACCCCTTTCTTTCCCGTCTGTTTGTTGGTTCTCATGTCGATCACTTGCAGTTTTTTCGTCATAAGTGTTTGATGTGTCGATGCCACCAACATAAAACCCCTCGTCATCGTCGTCGTCATGTGTTTGTGCATAATAGCCTTTACCCTCGAAATAGTCGCTATAGTCATAACTACTATCGTCTGTGTATCTGCATGGGTGCGTCATTGTAT